AACTCTGTAGACTCTACACTTGCTCTGTTTAACTGTGATGCTGTTGCTAATACTATTTGATGTTCTACTGCTAAATTACGTAACTCTTCTGATACATATTTGTCTTTAATAAACAAATCACTTGGAGATACTCTCTTACTAATTGGCATTAATAAATCTAAATAGTCAACACAAATACAATCTGGTTTAGTACCTGTTTGCACTTCATATTCTTTCAAGTAACTACGTAAATCATTTACTGTTGCACCACTACTCATATATTTTAATTGAAACTTACCAGACTTTTGTCCTTGCATTCTAACCATTAAATCAATGTCATCAATTTTCTTAAATATTTCATTTGTTGCTACACCAGTTGACATACTATCAACTCTCATAGAACTTAATTCTTCACTTAATTCAAATGTAAAATAAATTACGTTCATTCCAACGTTTGCCCAATTCAGTGCAACATTTTGTAAGAATAAACTTTTACCTGCACCTGACTGTCCTGCAAAAATATTTAATTCGCCTTTGTTAAATCCACCATATAGTTTTTGATCCAATGCAGACCATCCTGTACTTACTGTACCATTATTATCTTTAAGCGATAACAATCTTGCTTTTGGATCAACAAAATAATCTGTACCTAAATCTTTTGTAAGTCCAATTCTTACTGCGTGTTTAATTTTATCTTCTACTTGTCCATAATCACCTTTTTCTAATAAATCAGCTGATGATATAATTGCGTGTTCTAATGCTTTGTGTCTACAAAAAGTTTCAAACTCATCAAAAAACCAATTCTTATGTTGTTCATCCATTTCAACTTTTTTAAGTTCAACACCACACGTTGCTTTTATTTGGTCTATTGTTGGAAGTGCATTATATTCTTCTGAATGCTCTAACATAAATTTAATTACGTTTGATAGTTTATGTGAAAAGTATTTTGGCTTGACTATGTTTTTAACTCTTACAAATAACTCATGATCTGTTGCACAAAACTCAATAAAAAGTTTTTGTAATTCTTCGTTATAATCTTTATAGTCAGTTACAGCCATTTTACCATTGTCCTTTGTTCAATTGCTCTTTTGTAACTCTATATGGAATTTTTTCAATCACTCCACCTTTTGCGTAAAATTTTTTCCACATATTTTTCTTTGCTTCTTCTTTTGCTTTTACATCTTCTGGCAAATCAGCAGTATAATCTTTTTCTAGTTTTTTCATAATTATATATTACACACCTTCCTGTTGTTTTACAAGTCTTAAATATTTCCAACTATATGGAAATTCTTCATTACATAATTGATCAATAGAATCTGCTATTGTTCTTGTTTCTTCTTGGGTGTCTTCAGCACATCTTAATTCACACACTCTTGCAAATGCGTATAATGTTCCACTCCAATACCACTCTGTCATCATGTTTTGTGGCAATACCATTCTTGCTAACTCAGGAGCAATTCCTTTGGCCAGCATATCATTGTATGTTGTATTAGCATTTTTTATTGTATTAGCGATATTATATTCAATTGTTTCACTACTACTGCCTTGTTTTTTATCTTCAGCTCGTAATCTCCAATTTTTAGGCATATAATATTCTGGTTCATAATCAACATAACGCCTGCTAATTTCATTCCAACTTAAACCTACTTGGTGCTTTACTAACTGTCTAGCAACAAATATAGGTGCTTTAATTCTAAATTGCAAACTACAATGTGCAAATGGTGACCAATGATTATGCTTTGCTAAAAATGAAATTAACTTTTCATCTGATGCTCCAAACACATCTTTGCTTTTTCCAAAACTTACTCTTGCGGCATTCACCACAGTTAGGTCTGAACCCATTTTATCAATTAATTGTACTTCCACTATTTCTTACTCCTAATTAATAGGTTTTAACAATTTTATCTGCAATACCATATCTTACTGCCTCTTTAGCACTTAACCATCTATCTTCAGGTGGTAGTAAAATATCTCTAACTTTCTTTTCACTTAAACCAGTACATTTTATATAATGGTTAATCATTCTTTCTGTACTTAATTCAAATTCTCTAACTCTTGCAAATAGTTCGTGTTCCTTACCACCTGATCCCCAACTGTATTGATGTGATAGTATTGATGTATTTGGTGTAAGAACTCTACGACCTTTTGCACCTGCCATAAATGTTAATAGTCCACATGATGCAATCATACCAAGTCCTACAGTTTTTACAGGAATAGCTGATCCTTTCATTGTGTCAATTAATGCAAATGCTGAATGCACTTGCCCACCTGGTGAATTAATTACCAATGTTAGTTCATTTGGTCTTTGTGAGTTTGGCATTAAATTTTTTTCAATAATTGTATTAATAACAGGTGTTGTTGTTTTAGCATCAAACCCGTCAGCAAAATACATAATACCTGCTTCCCACATCATCATACCTGGTGCAAGTGGTTGTCCGGCAGGTCCTGGTCCTTTTGCTTTATCTTCTTTTTTCTTTCTATCTAAATCAGCCATTATTATTTTTCTCCTATGCGATTTTTCTTAATACGTTAATTTTTACTTTATTATTTACTCTGTTTTCAATGATGCTTTTTATAGTAAATAATTGGCCATAACTTTTAACAGCGTCAGCACAATCTTTTATACTTTCATGCCATGGTGGAAAACTTACTGCCCATCCATTTTCAACTGCTTGATCAATTAGTGTTGTACCTGCTCTATCTCTATCAGGACAAACTATAATTTCACCTTCAAATTGATTTATAATATCTATTTGTTGTTGATTAAGTTTATTATGTAGTACTGCTAATCCATCTATACTTAATGCATCAAGCACACCTTCTACAACAATTAAATATTTTCTTTTTTTACTTAACACATCTAAATTGTACATATAATTTGGTTGTGAGTTTGTAAAATATTTTGGCTTATCTGGATTATTATCAATTATTCTTGATGTATAACCAACTGTGTTTCCATTATAATAAAATGGTACAATAAACCTTCTATTTAAATCTAAATACGTATCATTACACCAATAAAAATCATTAGAATGATCTAGTCCCCTATCAATAATATGTTTGTATACCCAAACAGCATCATCTGGTGGATTATCATTTTTAATAATTTCAACTAACGGTTTAGAACCTTTTGGTAGTTGTACTTCACGCCAACTAATTTTTGGTTTTGGTTTTTCTATTTCGTCTTTAAAATTTTCTTTTTCTCGTATTGCTAACAACTGAAGTTTTTTAACTTCACTATCTGGAAGACCAATACCTCTCAAAAGACCTACTAACTTTTTACCAAATAATCTTCCTGGCTTATAGCTCGTACTAAAGCCACAATTAAAACAATGATATACCATTCCTTCAATAAATCTAAAACCACCTCTTGAACGTGTGTCTGGCCTTGCTTGGCCATTTGTTATACACATTGGACAATTTACTGTTGTCCATCCACTAGGTGTCTTTTTTCTTTTACCATGTAAATGTGTTAGTATAGTATTTTGAAGATCCATACTTATATATTATAACAAAACTAACAAAAAGTCAATTAGATTGTGAAGGTATTGTTGCCAAATTTAACATCACCAAGGCCACCAATATCAAGTTTAAATCTATTTGGTGCTTCACCTGATGCACCTAAACCCATTTCTTTACAAATTTCATATGGCGTTACTTTGTAATTTTCAGCATATTTTAATATCTTTAATGTTCTTGGATGTGTAGTAGATATTAATTGGAATGATTCTGATTCATCTCTTGATTTTAATATTGTTCCTGCAGAACGAAATACTCCACCAACGTTGGCCAAACTATCAGGTATATACAATATATCTTTTTTAGTTAATTCTTCTACAGTTTTATCTGGATCAACATTATCAATTTGATTGTTTGCCGCACCACAAATAATTTTACAATTCATATCTTTTACCATATTTAATTTTACGTCATTACCTAATGCACATGGAGAATATACATCAAGCTCTTCTTTATGTAAATTATAAGTTGGTACTACTTTGTATTTCCAACGACTAAAGTTTTTAAACTGTTTTAACTTCTCAGGATCTACTTCAGAGAAATATAATTCAGCACCATCATCACACAAATAATTTGCTAACTGAAACCCTACTTTTCCTAATCCCTTAATACCAACTTTAACTCCTTTAAGTGACTTTTTATCAAGTTTATATTCTACTGCGGCTTTAATTGAATGATAGACTCCAAATGCTGTACAAGAACTACCTACATCTGGATCTGAATATGTTGCTGTGTAATCAGTAAAATTTCTTAATTGGCTTAACATATTATAATCAAAGCCAACATCTAAACCAGCATAGTAGTCACCTTTAAGATAATTAATTGCTTCACCAAGCCAACCTATAATACGTTTTGGTTCTACTCCAAGGTTTCCTGTTTCTCTATGTAGTACCCCTTCAATAACTGTTTTGCCGCCGCCAAGTTTAATTCCTGCTACAGCACATTTTTCAGTCATTGCTTTTGATAAATTTAAAACATCATTGTAAGGTGTTTGTGAATCTTTATATTTCCAAAATCTTACACCACCAAATGATGGACCAGCTTTAGTTGAGTGTACTGCAATGTAACAACTAAAATTGTCGTCATCATTGGTCGCATGAATAACTCTTTCAAAATCATTTCTTTGGATTTCTTCAATCTTTAAGAATGGTCTAGTAACCATTACTAATTCCTTAATAATACTTTAGTAAATGTTCCTGAATTACTTCCGCCTGGATCGTATGCTGTTCTAATCCATTTTGCTTGACTTATAAATCTATAAGGTGCTAATGAATCTGCACTTGTTATAGTTACTGACGTTGTACCGCTTGTTAATGGTATATCAAACCAATCATTATTATCATTACTTGCTATATCTGTTAGACAACCTTGCATTTTAAATGCACCATCAAATGATGATGTATAAACTGCAATAGTATGATTACTTGAAGTTAAATTACGTTCAGATGCTCCAGCTACTGCGTTTGAATAATACCAAGTACCATCATTGGTTCCTGGATTCCATTCCATTGTTAATGTTTCTGCAGGACTAGGCATTACACCTTCAATAATTTCAACTGTACCAACTGCGGCACGATTTAAATCTGTAAAAACAATTTGCTGTTCACTGTTGTTATTTGTAGTATATAAACTATAATTATATAAGCCTGATGCTATGTCATATAAATCAGCACTTGTTAAACTAAATGTTGCTAAACCTTTTGTTGCACTTGTTATTGTTAATGGTCTTGAAATTGATGTTTCTTTTGTATTGCTATCAATTATATTAATTGTAACAGTCATATTTGTTAAATCAACAGGAGCTCTATCACTGTTTTTTAATTCAAATTTTACTGTATTATCAATACCTTGATACAATTTTATAGTTTTATCATACATAGTTACATTACCTTGATTTGCACTTGTATTTACTATCACTGTGTGGGCATTATTATACACATATACACTTATTGACATATTACAAATCTTTCCTCAAATTATATGTATATTTATGTTGCTAAATAGAATTAAAGCAAGTATAATAGAGCGATGGATTACAACGAACTTACAGATAAATTTCCCTTTTTATCATGCATAAAGCATGGTACTACCGAATATGTTGGTATAATGCAAAATCAAGATGACTTTGTAACCAGTATGTATGTATATGATGTTATTGATGACGAAAATCAAAAACGTGATTTTTTACGTTTAGGTGATGTTTGGTGGTGGGAGTCAAATAGAGTAATACCTATTAATATATTTTTAGCTGGAGACTTTACTAAATTTCAAAATTGTTTGAGAACTTTTACAACTAAAGATGTAAAAGTAGTATTTGGACCAATTACTAGTTTAAATAATATTATTAGAAAACGTATTAAAAGACGTCAAATTCAATTAGTTAAAAAGACCGATTAACTAAACAATAACATTAGATAGTATATTCATTTGTACACAAATTGCTAATGCATATCCAATAGCATGACTTTTCTTAAAATAATATGTACCGTCAGTAGGTTTTTTCCAAACATTGGATTCTATTTCATTCCAATTTTGTTTAGCAAGATATCTTTTTGCTGGTCGTATAATTGCCAATACTGCCGCAAGTTGTTCTACTGATTTTGGCTTTAGTGTATTAACAATATCAAAATGATTGTGTATATGAAACAGTTGTTCTACTATTTCTCTATGCTCTAGTAATTTCCAATCAGGTTCTTGATCAATTAACTCTTGTAAATGTTTTTCATTTTTAACTTTATCATATACTCCAACATTCAAAAGGTCTAATTTAAAATAACCTCTATCTTCTGCTTCTTTATAATTAATGTTTGCAGAATTAGTAAAAGGATGTACTGGTATATCAGTAAAGTATACTCCTGTATTATGTTTCTTTATTACACCATCTTGTATAATACTTGCAGGTATGTGTTTTAATTTTTCTAATAACACATCTCTGTTTTTTACATCAATATCAATATCTGTTTTTGCTATGTTTACCATTGATTATGTTTTGGATCTTTCTGCTGTTTAATTTTTTCTTCATCTTCACTTATTGGTAAATCTAATTGTATACCATCTCCCAAATCACCAGAACTGATTGAATCAAAAGTACCATCATCATTTGCAAAAGAATATGAAACTCCAGGTGACCAGTCTAAGTCTGTTGTTACAGAATCATAATCTATACCTGCACCTTTTGTTGCATTTCTAACTAATCTCATTCTATGGTCAATTTCTTCCCAAGTTTTATATAAGTTATCAGATTCATTTTGTTTTTTTATAACTTTATCTTTATGAACCAAGTGTACTAAAGTGTTTAACTCTTCCCATTTTTCTCTAACTGCTTGGTTATCACTTTCTTCTGCAATGTTTGCCACTATTTGTGGCGAGCCATGTATTTTTTCGTCTGTCATATACCTGCCTTTTCTAATACATCTTCTACAAACCTAACGTCTTGACTTGCCATTTGAAATTTTGCAGTCCAAAAGTCTGGATCAATGTATTCATTTACTAATGCAACTTGTTCTGCATTAAACGATTGTAATAGTTTAACACCACTTTTAGAATTATACAAGATCCATGGTGAAATTTTTCCTGATCTAATATAGTGAACTGCTCTATTTGGTGTTACTTGTTCTAAAAATAAGTTCCATGGTTTACCAGTTTCATCTTCCCAACGTTTCATTATTATTATAGCACGTTCAATAGCAGTTCTGGCCTCTTCATTTTTATTATGATCCTTAACATAAGTTTCATATACTGAATCTAAATGCCATCTATCAATTTTAATTGTGTGTTTGCACAAATAATCAACATACTTTGTGGGATCTATAACATTGACATCAACTAGATATCTTCCAAACTTTGTAAATGCTGTATAATACCGACTTTTTGCAAAGTCATCATACGTTCTTTCATTTACTGCCTGTGTCATTGTTTGTTTGTAAAAATGTTGATAGGCTCTAAATGCTAATTGTACAAAACGTTCATCTTTTTGTTGGTATCTTCTTTTTGGTTCACACATATGAACTGATAATGTTGATTCTTTTGTGAATTTTGCATTACAATACTTACACTGAAACATCATTTTTTACCAAGCTCTTTAATTTCCTTATCTGTCCAGCCTTGCTGTTGTGCTAATTTTTTTAAACTATTTGTATCATTAATTAATTTTAACACTTCAACCTCATCACGTTTTGCTGTTGGAAAGCATTCTGATAACAATTTATCTATTGCAGTTTTTTTACCTTTACCTTTTGGTGCTTTTACCCATGGATGAAACATTTTTTTCTTAATACCTGCAAGTGATAACAACTTCCAAAATAACATTGAATCACCTTCATGCTTTTGTGTTAAACCAAACTGCTTATTAGCAAAATCATTTACGGCTAATATATAATGTTCTTTAAATGCTTTTTGTCCTTGCACATTACTTGTGAATCTCATTGCAGTATATGGCGAAAATGATTTCTTTTCTTCACTCTCTAAAGTTCCATACCACTTAGAATTAGCCATATCAATATTATATAACATTTGATTTAGGTTAATTTTTTTATCTGGCACTATACTATCTCCTCTAATATACCTAATGCTTCTGCTATTATAAACAATACTCCTGCAAATAGCAAGTTCCCTGTAATTAAAAATCCACCTGCCGCTATTCTTAATACACTTTTAACTAAACTAACGTAAAAATGTCCTTTACCTGGGTCTTTACTTGCTGGTGTCATTATAGTAAGTCTCCTACTTGAATTTGATCTGGTATTTGATTTAATTCTTTTGCAAAAAATACACAACTTGGCTTACTTCCTGCTTTTATTGGCATTGTTAATATATGACCATTTTTTAATTTAGGAAAATACCACTTAACTTCTTGAAATACATTTACAATTTTAACTTCTTTAAACTCATGTGTGTATCCTGAAAATGGATTATGTACAAATGCTTCAAATCCTCTGTCATTTAAACTGGTAAGTGGTAACATTTCACAAATACCAAGCTCTTTTTCACCAACCAATATACTCCAATCCATTGGCATTTCAATTAATTGTCCACCTATGTCTAAAATAACTGCTGGTGCATTAAAACTTTCTAAAAATATTAGGGGTATAAAAAAATAGTCTAGTGATTTTGGAGTAGTACAATCTAAAACACAGTATTGTAAGTCATCAACTTCATTTGGTACTGCATTTAAATCATATGTTACGTTTTCAACTGTTAATATGTTCATAATGTTGCCTTTTCTATTGTAAAAGGATAGTTTGCTTCTTTATAAAATTTCTTTCTAGTAGTCAAATGTCGTTTTGAAAATTTACACGTTGACGTTATATCCCATATTTCTACATGATCTTTATCTTCTGCTTTTCTTATACCTCTACCTATTGATTGTATAACTCTTACAAAAGATTTACCTGGTTCTAATAGTACCAAATTAAATATTCTTGGTAAATTAATACCTACTGCCGCTACACCATATGTAGCGATAATAACTTTATGCTGTTCTGTTGCAATACTGTCGTATTCTTCTTCTCTATCTTCCATTTTTGTTCTACCTTGAACAAAAACTGAACCTACTATTAGTTCTTCCAACAGTTGTCCAGACTTAATTCTATCAACAAGTATTAAAGTATTTCCTTCTGCTCTAATTTTGTCAATTAAATCTGATATAAATTCTAATCTTTCTGGATTAGTTACTAAATGTGTTTGTTCATTTGCATAATTGCTAAATGCTTGAGTATCTTGTGTTTGTATAATGTTTACATGACATTGTGCAAGTACTCCTTTTTCTTGTAATTCACTTGCTGATAGTTTATTAATAACTTCTCCTAAACTTGCTTGTAATGATGCTACTTCATAATCTTCTTTAGGAATAGTACCTGTAAGTCCCCAACGTATAGGAACGTTAGCAAATGGGCCCGTTAATAGTGTTTTAAGCACGTCTGCTTTAGCTTGATGCACTTCGTCTACCATAACGCATACTACATCTTGCAAAAAGTCCCCAATGTTTGTTTCTGCTTCAAACTTTTTAGTTTTTTTAAACATAACATTAAGACTTTGCCAAGTACAGATTGTATGCTTTCTATCAAATTCTTTTCTTTCACCGTAATACACACCAACATCTAATCCAAGTGTTTTATAATCTGCTTCAGTTTGCGATACCAATGACTTGTTTGGAACAATTACAATTGATCTCCCATATGGTTGAACCAATTGAGATAGTGTTGCTGTTATAATTGTTTTACCTGCACCAGTGGCAATCTCTTGTAAACATTGGGGTTGTTCTAAAAACTTGTTTATTGTTTCTACTTGATAATCTCTCAACACAATTGGTTGTCCAGCTTGTGGATGTTTTGGTCCCCATGTTTTTTTAAAATGTAAACTTTCATCAATTAATTGAAATTGAAAGTCGTGTGCTGTTCTATTATCTTCAATATCAACTTCGTAATCTTGTTCTTCAATAATTGGCAGTACTTTATCAAGTAAATTTAAATATGTTCTTCCTCCAATGTCACAGAATCTTATATTGCCATCCCATCTACCCAACTTGTATGCAGGCAAATGATATGCATATGGTAAGAAGTATTTTAATTTATCAGAAATTTTACGCCTTGTTATAACATCGAGGCCTTCAAATCTAACATTCACTTCATCTTTTATAATTAATTTTGTAACTTTAGACATAACTGTATAATAACTTATTTGTTGTTGAAATGCAACTTAATTTATAATCCGGCCTTTTTTATCTACAGGTAAACCTTGATAATAGCCTTGTTTATGAATTAAAAGAATAATTTGTTTTAATCTAGTAGTGTATTGCTCTCCAAGTTCTGACCAGGCAACTAAAAATTGTGCTAATATAGAAGCATTTGTATAACCATATTTGTTTAATTCTAAACTTCTTTGTTGTCTAAATTCTTCATATGCAGGATGATTATTTAAAATTTGAATATAATCAACTATGCAAGTGCAATACGTATCATACATTCGTACTCCCCATTCAGCATTTGGCCTTTTCTTTGCTTTCATTTGCGGAACCAATGGATCCCAAGTTCTAATTCCAAATAAATTATTTCCTTCTTTAGCAAATCTACTTGTTCCCCATGCACTTTCGTATGCCGCCATGGCAACAATTAAATCAAATGGTATTTGTTTTTCTAATGGATATGTGTTTGAGTGTTCTGTATATAACATCTTAACACAAGAAAATATTTTTAGTACAAAGTCTTCATTGTTTTGAACTGAAAATACATCAACTTTTTTAATATCATTACCACTTGTTGCTGTTGGCAACAATAGTACTGAAATTATAAGCAATACTTTAATAAATCTCATAGTATAATATAGCATATTTATTAGTTTTGTCAATGAGTTTTTAGTATAAATAAATGTATGAAACTTATTGATATATTAGGTGAATGGAAGGGGCCAGTTCCTGGTTCTGTATGCAGAAGCGGTAAAAAACTGGGTGCTTCTGATGAATCTAGTTGTAAAGCACAAGGCCATCGTGCTAGAGAAACTGATAAAAAATTCAAAGGTAAATCAATGAGAGGCAAAAAAATACGTTCAGTACACTATGGTGGTCCGCTTAAAGACTATTCTTAAGCATTTCAATTTCAGCATTTAATTCAACAACACGTTTATATAGAGAATATTTTTCTTTATTTTCTTCTTTTATTTGTCTTTTAAGAATACTAATAGTATCTTCTTTTGCTAAAAGAGTTCTACGCATTTGCTCCATAGGATCATCTTCATGATTTTTCCAATTACCTGTTTGGTTTGCTGTATAGTTCTGCGTCATCTAATCCTGCTACTCTTAATTTAACAATGTTATTAATTTGAAATTGTTTAGCATCAATGGCTTTTAATAAACCAAGATACTTGTTACGTACAAGAGCGAATTCATTAATAAGTTGGCTCATAACAACAACCTCATCTTCTCCATCAATATACTTTTCAGCATCTCTTGATGTTAGAGCTCTTTGGTATGCTTCTAAAAACTTCTTATAATGTCTTGCTCTTGTCTTACGTAATTCTATATTAAGATGTTCTAGTATTGCTTCAATTTCTTGCAACTGATTAAATCTATGTTCAACTACTCCAGGTATATGTGAAGCATTACGTTCAATATTACCTACTAATCCTGCTTCTACCCTAGCTTCTTCTAGTTGTTTCATATAGTAATCAATACACTCAGGTAACTTACCTAAGTCTTTAGAAACTAAACCATACCAGTTAATCATTAATAATCCTCATTTTCATCTTCACTATATGGATCATCTTCATCCAATTCGCCAAAGACTTCTTTATATGCATCGTGCAGATGACTTGATGAAGAAAAAACTTCTCTCCAATCTTGTTCATCTGCTCCATATTCGTCAATTATATTAACATACGAAATGGCCGCATCAAGTCTATCTTTTGCCGGAACATAACTTTTTAATTTATTCCAGGCTTCAATTAATACTTGAACTTCTTCAGTCATTATGCCTCCGCCTCAGCAGTTTCTTCTTCTGCTTTAGATTTAACATTATCCCATTCTGCCATTACCATATCAAGAGTTTCACCTGTCCAATCTTTTCTATAGTGTTTGTGTTCTTTGCCTAAACGGTCAACATATTTCAATCTGTTACCTTCTTTAACCAGCAATCCTTTGTTCTCACAGAGATCAACTAACCCACTATAAGGATCCATTCCTGCTTCATAAGGAATTTTAACCTGTACAGATTCAAAAGGTTTATTAAATCTTGTTTTCATTACTTTAACTGCTGATCTAATACCTGTAACATTTGATATTTTGTTTCCGGATTCATCTTCTTTTAGTTTTAATTTTTTCATAGCAACAACAACTGAACTTGCATATACAAATCCTTGTCCGCCACTAATTTTATCATCTGGATCAAACATATCTTGTGATGCGTATGTGTGATTTGTACAAACTAATCCTAAATTTAATTCAGCAAACATATTAACACAATTTCTTACAAGTGCTGTTAAGGCTTTTGGTTTTCTACCCATATCACCTTTCATATCACCTTTTTCAAATTGTGCAACATCTGTTGGAGTTAATAACATACCTAATGAATCAATTACAAACATAACTTTTGGTCTGTCGCTTTGCTCTAAAGATCCGTAATCTGCTCTATAACTTGATACAAATTCAGAAATAGTTTTTGCTACATCGTCAATCATTGCAACATTGATACGCATTAATTTTTCTGGTGAAGTATCAACTTCTAGTGCTGTTAACCAGTTTTCATCTAATGCATTTTCTGAATCAAATACAATACAAAATATACCTTGCTTTTGTGCATTTTTAATAATGTTACCAGATGCAATTAAACTTTTACCTGAACCTGATTCACCCGCCAACATTGTTACACGGCCTAGCGGTATACCTTTATTAAAATCACCACTAATCAAATAGTTTAAACAGTAGTTTCCTGTTGAAATCCAATCAACTGGATCAGAATCAAAACCTGTAGAGATACCACCGATACTTTTTGTTATTGACTTTCTAAACTTACTTACGTCAAATGGTCTTACCATAATTTCTCCTTGTCTGTAATAGTGCATGATTTCTCATGCACTAATACTATATACGATTTTACTTGTTTTGTCTAGCTCTAATCATAGCCAAAATATCATCTGCTGATGCTTTTGACTTATCGTCAGTTGCTGTTGCTGTCACCGTTGCTGTAGCAGTTGCCACTTCCGGCTGTGCCGCAGGTGCTTCTACTTTTGTTTCTACAACAGGAGTTTCTACTTTTACTTCTGCCTGTGGAGCAGGAGTTGGTGTAGCCGTTGTTGTAGCAGGTTTAGATGCAGTTGAATTAGATGATGCCATTCCAGGTGGTCTGTAATGTTGACCAAATCTGCTTTCGTCATATAATTCACCATCAACTGATGCTTTAAACATTTCTGCAATTATTTTTACATCTTCTGCAGAAGGTTTTTTAGGAAGATAGTCGCCTAGGTTGTGTAATCCGTGAGTATCAACTGCTGATCTTTCACTATCACTTACTGATCTTTCTTTAAAAGACCAAGTTGAAGTTGAATAATCTGCATACCCACCTTTTTGAGTTTTGGTTAATTTAAAGTCTCTACCTTTATCAATATCAGTTGGCAGATCTTCCATATCTGGATTCATCAATGCTGATCTAATAATGTTAAAAATTGACGGATTAATTACAAAACGTCTAATTGGATTCTCTGGTGTTGAATCTTCTTCAAGTGGAGAGTTAACAACAAAACCTTGGAAAATGTAAGAACGTTTTTTCCAATATTTTCTACCCATGTCTTCTAGACTTGGATCCTTAAACCATGGACGAATTTCACTTAATACTGGACATGGTTCTCCCCACATCTCCATACAAGGAACTTGTACTGTTGTTGGTTTAGCTTCAGATGATCCTTTGATACCAGCAAATGGTAATCTGATCATTTGTCTTTCTACCCAAAAGAATGTATTGTTTGGATCTTTATCTGATAAAAATCTTAGTGTTGCTGTTGTGCCTTCAGGAATGTTCCAGAACGGATAAATTGCGTTGTCGCCTCCTGAACTATTTGGTGAACGTTTTACTTCTTGTTCTTGAAGTTTTGCTCTTATTTCTGCTAAAGTTGCCATAATGTTTTCTCCTATATTAGCCTATGTTAGCCTGTGTTAGTATATGTTAGCCTA